TATTCTCCAAAGAGCTTGGCATCGCTGGTACTGTTGATTGTATTGCTGAGTATAATGGTGAACTTGCTATAATCGATTTCAAGACCAGTGCTAAACCAAAGCCTGAGAAGTGGGTCGAAGATTACTATGTCCAGTGTGCAGCATACGCTTGTATGTTAGCGGAGTTAACTGGTATAATGGTAAAGAAGTTTGTTATTATTATGTCCTGTGAGGACGGTGAGTGTAAAGTCTATGAACAATATGACAAAGGAAAGTACATCAAGTTACTCTCCGAATATATTAGAGAGTTTGTTGAATTCAAGTTACAATCCTATGGCAAAGCCTGAACCTAGCATCGAAGATCTCATCCAGAAGAAATTCTATTCGTCGAAGAAGTTTGCCGAAGAGATCGAGGCCATTGTTCATGAGAACAAAGGTATGAAATACATTGATGCTATTGTGTTCTTTTGTGAGAAGAATAACTTGGATGTAGATTCAATTCCTAAGTTGGTATCCAAACCACTGAAAGAGAAGTTGAGAGCTGAGGCTATTGACTTGAACCTTTTGAAGCGTACTAGTCACGCTAAACTCCCACTGTGATCCCCAAAGTGCAGCCCTTTGATGTCTATAAATGTTATCTCGGATTAAAGAATCACTTCACGAAACCAAAGTACGATTACGTGAGGTACGCTGGCAAATCAAGAGCGTCATTGCAATCCTTCTACAAAAGGAAGGATAGGTTTTTCTTCGAGAAATTATCACGTCAGAAGGATGACGGAGAAGTATTGAACTTCTTCGTGAGCAACTTTGTTGCGTGTGATGATCCCCAGTCACTATGGATTGGTGAGATCGTTCGTAATGGTGAGACCAATTACAATGAGTGGCAGAAGAGAGTTCAGTCTCTCACCTATGTGTTCCGTCAGGAATCAGAGTTACTCTTTGGTAATCATAAGGTAGATGAGGTGTTTGATTGTTCAAAGGGACACCCCATTCTTTTGAAGATGTATCTGTCAAAAGATATATCACTGGAGACGCTTATCATTTACGATAGTATCTTTGGATATGTAAAAGACTTTGACAAAAAACTTAAGGACCCAGTGTGGGAATCCGTATCTATTCGTATTAAGAAATATTTTTCTTTCATACATATAGATGTATTCAAATACAAGAAAATTTTGAAGGAGGTAGTGATTGATGGCCGTTAGTAATGAAGAAGCTCTGGCTAATCTTATTAAGCAAAGAGATGAACTTCTTGATCAAATGAGAGCTGGTGAAACCACCATTCTTAAAATCACTGGAGCTATTGAAGTTCTGGAACAACTGGTTGAATCAGAAGAACCAGAAGTAGAATCTGTTGAATCAGAAGTCTATAATCTTGGTGAAGAATCAACGGAGGAGTGATGAGTTTCTTTCAATCTAAAATCGTCCAAGACGAAATGAAAGAAATTTCTGAACTTCAGGAACAGATTTACATGCATGTCTTTCAGTTTGCCACTATGGGCAAAGAAGAAAAGATTAGACATGTTGAGTTGTTGGAGGAGTTGTTGAAGAAACAACAGGTCCTCTACACTCGTCTAAGTTTGTCCGATGATCCAGAAGCGAAAGCAATGAAGGATAATATCATGGAGTCGGCAAGGTCTCTGGGTTTCCCAGAGGATGTAGATCTGGGTTATGTCTTTTCAAATATGACAAACATCATCGACGGGATGAAGGAGTCCATCAAAGAGTCTTGACTTCCTGAATCGATGGTGTAGAATATGGGCTGGCTGATCCCTTAAGCTAAGGCAACAGACCAAATACTATCTAATACGAGGTAATACAAATGGGTTTTTCTGACCTTAAAAAACAATCTTCTCTTGGCAACCTGACCAGCAAACTGATCAAGGAAGTAGAGAAGCAGAGTGGATCTGGTGGTCAAGCCACTGACAACATCTGGAAACCAGAGATGGACAAGAGTGGTAATGGTTATGCCGTTATCCGTTTCCTTCCTGCACCTGACGGTGAGGATCTTCCCTGGGTCAAGGTGTTCTCTCACGCATTCCAAGGACCTGGTGGTTGGTACATTGAGAACTCTCTCACTACCATCAATCAAAAGGATCCTGTTGGTGAACTGAATCGTTCCCTGTGGAACAGTGGTAGTGACGCTGATAAAGAGACAGCTCGTAAGCAGAAGCGTAAACTTTCTTTCTACTCAAACATCTATGTTGTAAAGGACCCAGCTAATCCTCAGAACGAGGGTCAAGTATTCCTCTACAAGTTTGGTAAGAAAATCTTTGACAAGATTATGGAAGCCATGCAACCTGAGTTTGATGATGAAACCCCCATCAATCCTTTTGATTTCTGGCAGGGTGCCAACTTCAAACTGAAACTGAAGAAGGTTGCAGGTTATTGGAACTATGATAGTTCTGAGTTCGCATCTCCTGGTCCTCTCCTGGATGATGACGATGCACTGGAAGCTATCTGGAAGAAAGAACAATCACTTCAGGATTTTGTTGCACCTGACAAGTTCAAGACCTATGATGAACTTGATAAGCGTCTGAACTATGTTCTGGGTCAGACATCTACTCGTAAGACTTCTGTTGAAGAAGAGACTGAGTATGATAACTACGCAGCACAAGAGACCAAACAGGTCAGTGAAGAACAAGTGATGGAGAAACTGGAACAGAGTTACCAGGCATCAAAAGAAACTACCACCACGGTAGAGGCTGACGATGAAGATCCCCTGAACTACTTCGCTAAACTGGCTGAGTCCTGAAACTAAATTCAACTTTTGATTTCATCTTGGGGGAAAAAATTTCCCCCAATTTTTTATGCCTATTAGATTTTTTATTGATACAATCTAATGTTATTTCCCTTGACCAGATTGTCCTTGACATACTGAGTTGATCCCTTCTTATAAGGCATCAGTTGTTCTAAGTCATCAATCACAAGACCCACATACTTATCTTTTAATACAAAGATATTTCTTCTATCATCCTGTATTCTCTGTTCGTAGGTGAGGTTTGTGACCTCTACTGTGCTTGTACTTGTGACATACTGATTCAACCCTCTGTCAAAGTATTCAATAGAGAAGTCCGAGTCTACATGTTTGCCCTCAGGAAAGATGACATTATTCAAACTATCCTTTATCAATCCACTCTCATAGTGGTGGATACCATAGATCTTTTCAGTAGAACCATACTTGTAGAGTAGATAGTTTTCAAATGATTGGTTGTCTAATGGCCACTCTGACTCATAGTTCACATAGTTGTTGGCGAGCATGACCAACCAATCCAGGTTGGCGTCACGATAAACCTCATAAGCTACATTGTCAGGCCTCTCGTTGTCTTGGACCTGATACTTAGTAAAGAATGACAACTCATTGAAGATGTCTTCTCTGATTGCAGCTCTTTTAAAGATGTTCTTGACCTTTACATAGTCAAAGATATTCTTTTTCTCTGGTAACCTACTGACATACTCAAAGTCTGGTAGGTAACTAAAATATTGCTGAGCCATTAGTAACCAGTGCCTCCTCCTTCATCGTCATCATAGATTGGTGTAAGTTCAGTGAATGTCAATGTCATTGAGTACTGAGTCATTGAACCATCTTCAAAGGTTGAATAAACTCCATGAGGATTGTAAACGATATTACAATCTTTAAGGGCACAAGTTTTAAATCTATTCATGAAAGGATGTTCTCCTCCACCATTATATATGTAACTGAGTTTAAAAACATTGGGTGTATATAAGAAAGCATCACTGCCAGACTTCTGTGGTCTCATATTTTTCTTAAAATATTTAATAATATCTCTAATGGTTTTAGATTCACCATCATCTCTTGGTGTCATCAAGAACTTGAAAGTAAATGTTCTCAACAAAGGAGCATTGAATAATAGCTCAAGGTTGGGGTTGACAATGCCACCAGTAGCTCTTGTAATCAAATTAGTTCCCAAGGCTTGTGAGGCGAAGTAAGCTTTGAGGAATTCCTCTGTGCCATCATCATTAATAAGTCTGTCTCCTATGTTCATAATATCTGTCACAAGTCCTTTACCTGCTGCTTGGACCCGACCTAAAGGACTCAGTGGTGGTGGGGCATCTAAAGCTGTTCCCATGGCGTTAATAGCAGCCTGTCCTAACTCAGCGTCAAGGAAGTTGATTGTATCTCCATTGCCCCAGTTGACACCATTAGTATCAGTGGCACCAGCAGGGATGGCTAATCTTACACCTCCACCTACAGGGACACCTCCCCTACCTGCGGGATCTATTCCTCTACCCCCTTCTCTTAGTCCACCGCCAGCTTGGTATTCAAATGCCTGCATAGAGATGTAGTCCATCCCTTCTATGGAAGCTGCAGGATATTGTAAAGTTCCAAAACTAGAAGATCTCTTGTAAGTATTAGAATTTCCTGTTGATGCTAGTTGAACAGTGTTAGGTCCTTGAAACGAACTGGGTATGACTGGCGAACCCTGTGTCCTGACCTGGAATGTAGATGGTGTTCTTACATTTCTATTGACCACATTGAACTCAGTCTTCTGGCCATTGTCATTGACTCTTCTACCATCATTAGGGTTGACAGATCCTGGAACCCCACGATTGAACATGCCAAGTGTGTTTTGATTGAACTCTGTGACACTTGAATAATTGTCTAAGTCGTTTATAATATCTGCTCTTATCTTATTGAATACAAATCTTCCTGACCTGAAAAATAAAGTTCTTACTTCCTCA